TCGAGCTCTTTAATGCTGAACCCGTCTTCTACTGCCCAAATGTCACCTGGATTCCACTTATCATCCATTAAAGGTTTAAAGTCATTATTCTTAAACGCGGTGTTTTTTGCTTTATAAATGCCTTTCATAACATCGTCGTCGCGATGGAATGTCATGTCACTATCGACAAGTGCATTTTTGACAGCGAATTGAGAAGTAATGTGCGAAGATTTTCTCCAACTATCATCGATCTCCAATATTTCTTTAAGCTTTGTCTTTCCCACAGAAACACGCTTAAAGTATTTTGTTAAAATCTCATCTGTAAAATAATCTGCTGGCTTATCGTAACCTTCTCCTAAAGTTGCAGCGATCCATACACATTGCGCTGCCTCACCTATTGCAGTCTGCGTAGTTCCTCCTCCTGCGCCAGCTCCACCTCCAAAGGCCTTTGATTTACCAAGATCTGACGATGAATATGCTTTGCCATCAGTCGCCTTAATTTCAAAAGCCTTTCCATCTTTTTTAAACTGCTCAATGGATGCTAATACATCAGACACATTTGCAGCTACAATTGAACCGCCTTTTTCTAACTCAAGCGGATCGCGATCATTAACTATTTTAGCTAAAATATCTAATCTTAGCATGCCTTCATTAGGCCCGCCGGTAGCTCTTTTTTTAAGTTCTTTCGGGGTGAGCTTTACGGCTTCCAGCAAAAAAGTTGCGAAAGTTTTTAAATTTATCATATTCCCATCAATTAAGTTGTATTATTTCTATTTATAGAAAACTATCTTTTAATATTCAGGCCAATTGCAGTTTTTTCTATTCGCCAGTGAAAACCCACCGAACAAACAATCCTCGCTCTCGTCCATGCGCTTCAATCTCCCAAGGCTGGTCATAGTAGTGTGTGGAATTTAAATTGACCGTTTTTCCTTTCCATTTGCAACAATGTTCCGAGCTGGGCAGGTCTTTTAACTCGCCTCTAGCATACTGTTTGACATGAACCATTTCGTGCGAAACAGTTTCTAACATCGCCTGTAGATCTTGGGTAGAATCAACTCTTATAGAGAATTCACGCGGCCGTGCACGGCTTTCATCATCCCGTTCGCAATCTCCGGCCAGTGACTCATTTTCTATCAGGCGAGGAATTAGGCTAATATTAATGTCTAGCTTGCCTTTAAGCCGGGGCATTAGCTTATCTATGCAATGCTCAGCAATTGACTTGGCCATCGCCCTCTTGTTTTTTCCAGATCCTGTTACACTAACCATGCTAATTCTATAAGTATTATAGCACGAATTTCGCGGTTTGTACACACCTTTTTTAATAAAAATGCGGACAAACCGCTATGGGTCATATTTTAAAGGCAGAAAAGTCATTGTTTGCGGCCGGGGGGCGGGTGATCTCATCACTCGCAAGAGTCTGGGCAGAATCTTCCACGTCGTAAAGTCTCATCTTAGCTCTGTCAATACCAACAACAAACCTCTTATTTTGCGTAGGATCGTTATAACGATTCTTCAATTGTTTCACCATAAGCTGATTCATACCTTCAAGCTGTTCAGTTGAAATAAGGGCAAGCATTAAGTCCGCGGTTGCAGGAAGGCCAAACGACTCAGACGTATCAGTAAGTTCAACATCAGTATTACCAAATCCTGAACGAGTGACTTGAGTAGCTGACCAGATTGGGACATCGTGCTCAACTGCTAAACCTCTAAGTTCTTCAGCAATAGCTTTAATGAGCGAGTACGTGTTAACCGATCCGCCAAGGCCTTTGATGCGTGCAGAACCCATGATGTTAAGATAGTCGACATAAATGACATCTGGCTTAAAGTTCTTCTTAAGCTTAAGCTCATCAATCAAAGCCCGGAAATGGCCTACGTGAGCTGTTGCTGTAGGGTACTCTTTTACGATAAGTTTGCCTCTAGATTTCTCTTTGAGAGCGTTAACTTTAGTATCGAAAAGCTCTTGAGGTAACGTCGTAAGTTGATCAATCGGGACATCAAGTAGATTTGCATCAATACGTTCAGCAATCCTTTCTTCTGCCATTTCAAGAGTGATGTATAAGACGTTGAGGCCAGCAGAGAGATTGGCAGAAGCAAAATGGCACATCGCCAAGCTTTTTCCAACACCTGTACCTGCCAAAATGATATTGAGAGTCTTATTCGAAACACCACCTTTTGTGATGGTGTTAAGGAGTGATATGTCGAACGGTATTCTGTCTTCTTTAGTATGATAAAAATCATATCGCTCCGTTGAATTTTCGAAATAATCATGGCCAACGTTTTTATCAAAGGAGACTTGAAGTGCCTTGGATAGTATCCCCGGGATAGCGCCATCAGTTAGTTCTTTCTCCTTTCCATCAATAATGCTTATAGATTTAATGATAGCAATGTAAACTGCTCGGTTCTTACACCATTCCTCAGTAGAGTCAAGCAGCCACTCTCTGTCAACCTTTTCATGATTTTTTAGATCAAGAATCAGATTATGAATATCGTTCCTATTCGAATTGTTTACAAAATCTGACTTTTGAAACTCAACATCTAGAGCAGATGGCGTCGGGAGTTTGTTGTAATCACCTAAAAACTGTAATACAAGTTCGTAGACAGGCCGATGCTCATTTTCAAAGTATTCAGGCTTTAGGTGTGGCAATGTCTGACGACAAAATTCTTCATCGTTCGTCAGGTTCTTCAGTATCAGCTTCTGTAGATTCGTCATTAATTTTTTCTTCGATTAAGGTAATAAGAACATCACCCATAAAGTTTTTAAATCCATTAGATTTTTCTAATTTATTTTTCTTCTTTCCTTTCGGAACTTCATTGATTGTAAAGTCAAACTTAACAACTGGTTCATCAACTGAACCTTTGATTTCAACTTTACCGTAGGTATATACTACACCGGAATAGGGTCCTTGTACAACCTTTAACGAATATAATTCACTGTCACCCTTTTCGACAAATTGAATATATCTATCCACGTTGATCTTATTCGCAGGCATCGTCGTCCTCCTCTGTTACCATTTCAACCGTGCCAACTTTAAATCTTTTTTCAATATGTTGCGCAAAGTCAGTATTTTCAAAGACTGGTGCCCAGAATGACTTTTGGAGAGTTTGCTTAGCTCTAACATTTCCAGAAAGTTCCTGGTCGTTTGCCGGGTTCCTTGCTTGGTACCAACCATTTTTTGGTTTAACCACATAACCACCTTGTACTGCGACATCAAGTAATCCAGACCATTTTTGGATACCGCCTTCCCAAGAAACTGAGATAGGGATCTTCGACTTTTCTTTGACAAATCGTGATTTTTCGACATTAACCACAAAGTGATACCCCTTGATTTCTGTCCCCTCTTTTTCTTGTTGTCGGCCAATGATCCAAACATTATCAGCTGAATACATCACTCCGGTTCCTCCTGAAACAACCGCTCTGGGAAACATGCCTTGCTCCATATATGTATGGTTAACCGCAATAAGAGGGATATCTTTAATAGTCAAAGTTGGCGTGATCATTCTAAATAATCCTTTGAGTGCTTTTGCACGAGTCATATCAGCGACAGATTTCATATTCTCAGCATCATCAACTTCTTTCTTAGAAGCGATGTTGCCGACAGAATCAATAACAATGATGACTTTATCTTTGCGCTCAATCTCGTTTAGTTGGTGAACCATATCAAACTTGAGTTCTTCGATGTTTGTAACTGGCGTGTGAAGCACACGAGATGTGTCGATTCCAAAAGATTCGAAATACGATTGTGGTGAACCGAACTCTGAATCATAAAACATCAAAACAGCATCATCATGCTTTTTCAAATAAGCAGCTGCCATTAAAAGGGCAAATGATGTTTTGAAGTGCTTTGACGGGCCGGCCAAAACTGTAAGTCCGGAAGCGAGGCCACCATCGATTGATCCAGAAAGCGCAACGTTTATCATTGGCACTGGTGTTGTTGTTAGTTCTTTTTCAGAAAAGAGTTTTGATTCTGAAAGAATTGCTACGCCCGCTGAACGGGAGGATTTTTTTAATTTATCTAGTAATGACATACTTCCTTATTGTGTGATGGTATTATACCACAAATTTAGTACTTTGTAAATCACAAAGTACTATTTGTGACGAGAGTTTTGCACCGGGATTGGTACTCAC